AAAACGGCTCTATCATTGAAAGAAAAAAAGTAGATTACGAAAACAATGTGAACATTTGGACACAGCGTGGTTGGAGTTTACATGATGGCAAAGCTGTAAAAGCTAAGACTGAAAAACCAGTCAAAGCGGTAAAAAAAGTTATTAAGAAAGTTACGAAAAAAAAGAAAAGTAAAAAATAATGGCAACCTCAGAGTTTGCAGTTGCAAATACTAATTTGCAAAAGATACAGCCTGACATACTAGGGTTTGGTATTTCAGACTTTGAAGATCAATTACAATTTGCCGAAAATGATGTTCTTAGACGTATCAGAGAGGAATGGTGGGAAAGATATAGACACCAAGTAAGATACAAAGACATAACAAAAGTTACATCTGTTGAAATGGAAAACAGCAAACTCACTAACTCACAATGGACTCAATCTGTTGTATATTTAGCACTATGGAAATACATTTATCCTCAACTTACTAAATGGAGAGACCCAGACACAGGCGAGGGAAAAGACTCATTTCAAGTTCAAATAGATTTTTATAGGGACAGATACGATGAAGAGTTCCAAGCAATTTTAAGGGACGGGGTCGAATATGATGAGGACGGCGGGGGGACTGTATCTGATAGTGAGAAAGAGCCTCTACACAATTTACGATTAGTTAGATAATGGTTGCCGACATAAAGGTAAATATTAATACCATTGAAGTAAAAAATTTTTTAACATCATTTAAACAAAAACAAAAATCAGCTATTAATTCTGCACTAAACAGAGTTTCAAATATGGCTATATTAATGATAACTAAAAGAACACAATCAGGCAGACTCCCTGATGGAGGTAGAATGTTACCTTATGCTAGATCAACAAAAGCAAATAGAAAGAAAAGAGGACGGCAAGTAGGTTTTGTAGATTTAACTGATTCGGGTAAAATGTTTAGAAGTTTAGATTTTAGAACAGGCGGTTTTAAAAGCACTTTGTTTTTTGCTAATAAAGAAAGAGAGAAGATTGCTAGTTTTCACGATAGTTTTGGTGTTGGTAAAAGAAAGGTCAAAAGACCTTTTTTTGCTATTGGAAATAAAGAAGAAAATAAAATAAAAGAAGAATTTAGTAAATTTTATTTTAGTAAATTAAGAATATGAGTAAACGAGAAGATATAGCAAACGATATAATAACTAAACTTGATGCTGTTACTAGCCCTATTGAGTTTAAAAAATTAACACGAGAACCTTTTGAGGTTGAAGAATTATCAGATGCACAGTTTCCAGCCGCATTTATTCAAGCTGGAGACGAAACTAGAGAACCCTCTGCTATGGGTGCAACAGGCTCAGGTAAGTATAGAGGTACAATAGATTTTCTTGTAGTTGCATTTGGCAAAGGCACAGACTCCAATATAGACACAGTTAGAAACCAAATTATTGAAGTAGTTGAAGAAACACTTGATAATGATATAACAAGAAATGGAAATGCGTTGGATACACAAATTATTGAGGCATCGTCAGACGAGGGTACAATTTATCCTTATGGTGGGGTCAGAATAACTGTGCGTGTAATGTACGAATTTACAAGGGGGACTGCATAATGGCTATGGATATAGTAATGGTTAAAGGAGACACCAAAGTAAAAATCTCGCCTGACTTTCAAGAGTATTACGAGAAACGAGGTTTTACTGTTGAGGGTAAAAATAAAAAAATATCAGTTGAAAAAGAAACACAAAAAGTTATAAAAGAGTTAAAGAAAATAAAGGAGTAATAAATTATGGCAACTCATCATGGTAAGGACGCAGTGGTTCATGTTGGTGGCACAAACATAGGTCAAGCAACTGGATTTACTGTTGATACGACTCACGATATTGTAGAGGACACAGCATTAGGTTCATCAATGAAATCATTTGTAGTTGGTAGAGGTACATTTACAGCGTCTATTGATATGAATTTTGATGATGACGATTCGGCTCAAGGCAATCTAGTACAAGGTTCTAGTTTAAGTTTTGAGTTCATGCCAGAGGGTTCGGGTTCTGGAGAGCAAAAACTATCAGGAACAGGAATCGTTACTGGAATGAGTGTTGGTGTAACTCTTGATGGAGTGACTACTAGAACAGTTTCTATTCAAGGTACAGGCGGATTAACTATCGGAACAGTATAATTTAATTTATGCCAGACGATAAAAAACCTGATTATTTTGACGGAATACGAGATCATTTTACTGGATTAGAAACACAAACTATTGAAGTTCCTGAGTGGGGATTAGTTGGCGATAAAGCAATTTATTGCAAACCTTTCAACATGATGGAAAAGGCAAAGATATTTAAAGGTGCTACTAATACTGATCTTAATGTTTTAATTGATGTCATAATAGAAAAAGCGTGTAACAAAGATGGAGAAAAAATGTTTAACGCTACTCACATTCTTAGTTTTAAAACAAAAGCAGATACAAACATAATAGCTGATGTCGCCAGTAAAATTATGGGTACTCAAAATGTCGATGTAAACGACAATAAAAAAAACTAAAAAATAATCCAGAACTACACAATATATTTGCTTTAGCTGAAAAACTGCATAAGACTGCATCAGAAATCTTGCAAATGCCTCATGTAGAGTTTAATATGTGGCTTGCTTACTTTGATCTTCAAAGAGAAGAAAGAGAACGGCAAGAACGAATTTTAAAAATGAAAAAATAGATGGCAACAAAAAAAGTCAATATAGATATACTTGCTAAAGATAAAACTAGACAGGCTTTAGGAAGTGTTCAAAAAGGTTTAGCAAATGTTAAAGGTGCAGTATTTAATTTAAGGAATGCTTTTTTAGGTTTAGGTGCGGGATTAGTAGCAAGGAATTTAGTCAATACTGGTAAAGATATTGAAAATCTTAGAGTAAGATTAAAATTTTTACTTAAAGATACAAACGAGGGTGCAAAAGCCTTTGACAACATGGCTAAGTTTGCATCTAAAGTTCCTTTCTCACTTGAAGAAATATCACAAGGGTCAGGTATATTAGCAACTGTAACAGATAATGCAGATGATCTTCAAAAGATGTTGCAGATTACTGGAAATGTAGCGGCAACTACAGGATTAGATTTTAGAACTACGGCTGAACAAATACAAAGATCATTTAGTGCTGGTATAGGTGCGGCAGATTTATTTAGAGAAAAAGGTGTTAGAAATATGCTTGGCTTTCAAGCTGGTGCAACAGTTTCTATTGAGGAAACAGTCAAAGCATTTGAAAAAGTATTTGGAGAGGGTGGAAGATTTGGAAATTCAACTGATGAACTAGCCAAAACTTTTGAGGGTACTTTATCAATGATCGGTGATAAAATATTTTCTTTTAAAAAAGTATTATTAGAGGCTGGTCTTTTTGAAGAACTTAAAAATCAATTTGGAGATTTAGATAAATTTTTATCACAAAACTCAGAACAAATAGATAAGATTGCTGTTTCCATAGGTAAAAATCTTGCTAAAGCAATAGTAGGTGTTGTCGATGTTGGTAAAAAATTAACACCATTTTTTAAAGAGGTTTTACAATTTTTAAAAAATATAAAAGACACTTTTTTTGGGCTACCAGAAGTTATCCAAAATATAGGGCTTATCGGTGCAGTTCTTTTAGGTAAAAAAGGTTTTGTTGGTTTAGCATTAATTTTAGCGGCAATAGACAAAGCAAATGAATTTGGAAAAAAATTTGGAGACAAAGGAATAAACGTAGAATTAAAACCTTTTGAACATGAATTGTCAGGAGATAAAAGTATAGCTGAAAGAAATAAACTTATTGCCGAAACTGCTTTAATGATTGAAAAAGCAAAAATTAAAGAGGCTGAGTTAAACGAAGAATTTTTAAAATCACAGCAACTTATTTTAGATATAGAGCATGATATGTCTATAAGAGTTCCATCTGCAACAGAAAAAGCCATGAAAAAATTTAAAGAAATGAACGATAATGTTTTAGAGGGATTTAAAGATAAACTAAAAAATGCAAGAACGATTATTGTAGAGGGCATAAATACTGGTATTACAAATGTATCAGAGGGTTTAGCAAGAGCATTATTATTTGGAGAAAAATTAACTGACACTTTTAAAAAAATGGCACAAGAGTTGGCTGTGAGAGTTTTAAGTACAATTATAGAAATAATTGCAAGAAAAGGTGTTGAACTTGCCCTAGAAAAATTAATTACAAGAGAAAAACTAAAACAAGCCTCAATTAGCAAAGCCTCTACTTTTGGAAGTGCTTTTAGTTTTATAGGTGGATTTTTAGGTTTTGCTGATGGTGGACGACCACCCGTAGGCAGACCATCAATAGTTGGAGAAAGAGGACCTGAGTTATTTGTACCAGATCAGGCGGGTACAGTTGTACCAAATAATCAACTTGGTATGTCAAAAGCAGTTACAGTTAATTTTAATATTAATACTGTTGATGCAAGAGGTTTTAATGAATTATTAGTTAATAGCAGAGGTGTAATTGTAAACATGATTAATAGTGCTGTTAATGAAAAAGGTAAGGCGGCATTGATATGAGTGGTTCTTTACCTGATACAGCGTTCAACGCAATTAATTTTAAATCAAATCAAAAAACTTTATTCAGTGAAACTGATAGTGGCAAAACATTTAGGAGACAAGTTCAAGGCCAAAGATTTAGTTTTACCTTATCATATCCTACTATGACTAGATCAGATTTTGCCCCAATAATGGCTTTTATAATGAAACAAAGAAGTCGTAAGGAAAATTTTACAATAACTTTACCGACTACCTTTGATAGTCAAGGCAACGAAACAGGAACTCTATTAGTAAATGGTTCTCACTCTGCTGGAGATACAACTATAAATATTGATGCTTTTGCTGGCGATGGTTCTGGTCGTCTTAAAGCGGGAGATTTGATTAAGTTTGCACATGATAAATTATATATGGTGGTTGCAGATGTTACATCTTCAAGTAACGCCGCAACTGTTACTATAGAGCCACCACTTAGAACTGCATTAGCTGATAACAGTTCAGTAACTTATAAATCTGTGCCAGCAACAGTTCATTTAAATAGTGATATGCAAGAGTTTGAAACAAGTGCAAATGATAAAGATGGTAACTTACTTTTTAATTTTGAGTTTGATGTTATTGAGAGTTTATAATGGCAAGAGGATTAACCAGTTCCATAAAAACAGAACTAGCAACAGGGGTCATTGACCCAGTATTATTAGTAGAAATAGAATTTGGTACACCAGTCTATCTAACTAACGCACCTTTTGACATAACATCGAGTGTATCGGGTTCATCAAGAACTTATCTTACAAACGGACATTTAAAGAATATAACTGGTATTAATGAAACAAACAAACCAACAAAAAATAGTTTACAGCTTACACTTTCTGGAGTCGATCAAACATATATATCAATAGCTTTATCAGAAAACATTATTAACAAAGAGGTTTATATTTATAGAGGTTTTTTAGATGCAAACAATGCTCTTATTGCTGACCCTTTTTTATTATTTTTTGGAACAATCGATGAATACAGAATATCTGATACTACAAGTACTGCTAATTTAGTTTTAAATTTAACTTCACATTGGGGAAACTTTGAAAAAACAAGTGGTAGAGTTACAACAGACAATTCGCAACAAAGATTTTTTAGTGGAGATAAAGGTATGGAGTTTGCCGCTTTGACTGTGAGAGATATTAAATGGGGTAGAGATTAATGTCTAGTTTTCATTTTTACGAGGCATCAAACAAAAACATGGACGAAATATTTGAAATATTAAATGAGTTTGAAAAAGAGGCCCCAGCATTAGATTATCCTCACATACACAGAGCAAAGATGAAACAAACTTTGATGATGTTTTTACAAAAAGGAAAAATAATTTTAATCAAAGATTTAGATAAAAATAAAATAGTTGGAATAACAATTTTTGTATTCAACGAGTATCTTTGGTCTAAAGAACAGTTACTATCAGTTCAAGTAATTTATATATTAAAAGAATATCGATCATTTAAATTATTTAATCAAACTATGGATATAATTAAAAATCAGGCAAAAGGAAGACATATTC